CTCTCTCATGAGAAGGAAACCCGGGATACGCGCTACCTATTCGGGTGGGTAGCTCGGTCCCCCGGTCACTTCTCTCACCCTCTCATCAATTGCCTTGAGAAAGCAAATCGAAGAGAGAGACCCACCGCATACGAATCCTCGTACGCGGTCTCTGCTTCCAGCCCGACTCCCAATGAACTTGGGGCGACGGGCGTTCAGTGAAATACTGAAGCAAAGCAGAGTCGTCTTCAGTCGGGGTCCGCAAGCTCTTAGCGTAAACGCTAGGAACCCGGACCTCCTCCCTTTGCAGACCAGTGTTCCAGCGGGTTTGGAAGCCCTCCAGATCTGGCCGGAAACGGGAGTATAGACCGAAGACACCTGAACCGTAGGCCACGTAAGGAACCCGGAAGGGCAACTTACGCAGGGTCGACGTGAGGTATCTTGCAGTATGCAATAACATCTTTTTATAGAAGTTATTGCAGACCTGCACGGTCCGCACTACGGTGTCAGGGTCCCTCGTCACAGACCCCTTCCAGAACACTGGCGTCACGTTGACGCCATGGAAGGAATCAACACCACAACTTTCGCGGAAATTACTTCCCGAGAAAGACTTGTTAGTGTTGACCTTGAAACCAAGCGTTTCAAGCAAATCTGTGACTACACCCCTGGAGTCGATGGGTACGACAATGTCGTCCCCAAAGACGGCCACCTCCCCGATAAGGGACCTGATGGTTTCCATTGAAGGCTGCTGGTTACGACACCAAAGTGTCGCAGCAAGCGCTATCGACAGGAACATCAGGGACTCTACCGGAAAGGTAGTGGCGTTACCCATCGTTGCGTATTTACGCAACTGGTGCATCTCCCCGTTCGGGAGAAGTACCTGATGGGTACGTGTCGCAGCGAGGGCCTGGATCAGGTAAGGATTTACCCGAAACAGGCAGCTCACCGCACGGCAACTGACGCTATCTGACGCGTTGGAGAGATCCAACGTTGCCAGAGAGCCATCAGCTGAGCCACGTAAGCAGAGCATCTGGTTCAGACTTTGGTCGCGGAAGCGAACAAATTCCGAAATCCAGGAGCTCTCGGTCCTGTCGCGGAAGTAATGCCAGATGTTTTGCTGGCACCACATATTCGCGGCAGGCTCACACGCGATTAAGCGTGGCTTCTCGTAGCTCTTAGGCACAGCGACCATCTTGGACCAGATTTCCCGGTCCTCGACATCAATGTGCCCAGACGCCCACGAACTGTAGGAATGGAAACCAAACCTACAGATCGGGAACACGGACTCAAGCCGAGGAGACCACGACAACCACTTATAGCGGTTGTCATAGGATCCTCTGTCTGAGACGGCGCCTGGCCCGTGCTTGTGCCTCCACTCTTCAGGGTCATAATGACCAAGAGTAGAGGTGACGATCCCGGATACTCGATCCAGGAAAGTCAAGAGGGCGGATTCTGCTCCTGTCCCGGATTGCGCGGTGGAGAAGGAACCTTTCCAGGTCCAATCCTCAGGCGCATATTGTCCAGGGCAGCACAGCCAGAGCCCAGAAGGCTCAGGAAGTGCAGAATCAGCAGCAACAAAGTCTTTGACTTCCTTGTCATAGGCTTCACTGCTACAGTTGACTGGAGCCTTCTTTCCGAAGCAGAGAATCTGCCTCAGGAAGAAAACGGCATCAGTGCAGCAGTCCTCACGCAAGACGCCAGCCTGAGTGAAAACGAGTAGGTAGAGTCCCCGAAGAAACTTCGGGATCACTACCGCCTCCGAGACTGTCGTTGAACACGGCAGCCCCGAGGGGATGTACTCGCCAGTGTCAAGGCATCTGTCAAGATGCTTTGCCACCTTAGGGAGATCCACCAAGAAAAGGTGGACACCCCTGGCCTTCACCCAGGTTCGGCAGGTGTCGACATCTCTGTCAAACTCCTGCTCGAGGGATGGGAACGTGCATTTCGCGTCCTCAATGAGGGCGAGAAACACACCCATGAGCTCATCATGCCTGTTAGCCATTTTACTCCTTTCGGTGTAAGTATGGCAGCACGCATGGCAAGCCCGTCAGAACGCGGCAGCGCTAGGCAATGCCTAGCTCTGCCAACCCATGAGGTTCGTGAGAGCCTCATTCGTCGACGCGGTCGCCCACGCACAGAGCCCTGACATTGGAGTCACGGCGATGTAGGCGGGCGGGGCCTCGAAGACGAAGTACGCCTTTTGGGTGTACTCGGGCGAGGTGTCCGGGACGGCGAAAGTCACCTGCGTGATCTCCACGTTGTGGCGATCGACAGGCAGCCCGCCGACTGTCGAACGAGTGTGCCGGATTTTCATCCGGTACTCTGCGGTCGACTCCCGAAGGTAGTACTCCGAGGAGTACGAATCCTGGTTAACCTTGACGAGGGTCTTAGACCCACCGGCAAAGGTAACCGCCTGCGTTCCGGCAAAGTTTGCCATAGAGCTCACTCACCTTTCACGGCCCACCTAGCAGGTGGGACGAACGGAGCGTACCGCTTTGCTACTCTACGAGTAAGCATTTCGCGATACTTTCGGTACCCACTCCCATATTGTGGGAGCTTCGGGAACCGAAGCGCCGCCAGAGAGGTGAGTATCGACCAAGTCCTCCCGGAAACGAGAGGACGGAAAGAGGGTAGAAAGGGAAGGATAGGGACGGCAACAAACCGTCTCTTTCTTTCGGTCCGCTCAATCGGGACACCAGAAATGGTGGCCCAAGAGGGCGGTGCCTGCGTGATAGCCCATTCGGTCCAAGCGACCGTATGTTGCATCACACAGTTCCCTGACCACGTACACGGGACTGAGTTATTGGTAGCAGCAATAACATTGCCAATACCATAAAACCAGTCGGCGAACCACGACCAAGGAGTCAACTCCCAGGCCGTGGCAAGGAGCTCATGGCTCGTAATCCCGAAGACGAGTTTCCTTGCGTAATCATAACGCTCGGAGTCGTCCTCAGGAAGACTAAAGCTAGGGTCAAGTTTCCACCTGACCACGCCCCAGACGTTTTCTTCTGCAAGAATCCGTCTGCTACCCCTTACGGTAAATCCAGTCGACGTGGAAATATTCACGTTGGTCTGGAGACTACCGACATAGGAGTCCGAGTACAAGTCAGCCCTTCTACGAGAAGTCTTCTGTTTGTTAAGCAGCTGAAGTTCGAGACGCTTCTTATAGATAGCGTCTCGAAAGTTCCAGAGCTTAACAAGGTCACTAATCAGAGGCCTCACAGCCCAGCGCCAGGATACATATCCTTTCGCTACATCCTTAAGGATGTTGGCTCCGAAGTTTCTGACGTAACCAGGCAGGTCCTTTAGCGCGACGTGGTCTTTCGACTCGCCGATCAACGTAGGCAGACTCACATGAGGCTGACTAATGTTGGTCTTCGCTAAAGTCTCCCAACCATAATTGATTACATCGCCAGCCCCAAGGCCGGCAAGGTAAGAATTAGGGTCCGGAGGTGCAGGTACGTAATCGACGGGATAACCCTCGAGTACGCGAATCGGGTCATTTGGTGACCCGATAACCTGGATACCTGACAGCAGCGGACGGTAGACCGTGGTAATCTTCAGATCCAAGGGATTAACCTCGGGGAAGTTACCAATGTGGTCATCCATAACACGCTGCTCGCCCTGCAAGGCAGTACGAAAGACAGGACCGGCGGCGAGATAGTAGTCGAAAGACCCTATCACGCCGTTACGGTTATCCTTCTCTCGGTGCCTAGCAGTCATTCGGCGTTGCCTCAGAAGACGACCCTCTAGCGGGTAGGAGAATCCAATCGACCAGATGATAGTCGATAGGGGGCCCGAAAGGGCCCCCACCCCACGCTATCTGACGCGTTGGAGAGATCCAACGTTGCCAGAGAGCCATCAGCTGAGCCACGCAAGCAGAGC